CATTGCCACAGTGGCTCCAGATGGCTATGGAGGTAATACTATTGACGTAGATTCGTTACTTACCACCAGATGGGCTAGTATTGGTGATGTAAATTCTAACCAACTAAACACTGAGGCTGGTTTAAAAGAATTTAATGACACGTATAAATTTACATTTCATTACGATTCAAACCTGGTTTTGGATGCTAAAAAACATACGCTAAAATATGGTGGTGAGTATTTTTCAATTCTATCAATTAAGACCGATGGATTTAGGAAAGTTTCACAAACAGTTACGGCTAAAAAGATTTTTGATGATTAAAATTGACACTAAAGGGTTAAAGGAATTACAGGAGCTTTTTAAGACAAAAGGAGATTCTATAAAATCTGATTTAAACGCATTAGTTGAGGCTGGAGCCAGAATGGCTTTGGAGGTTGCTAAAAAGAAAACACCAGTGGACCAGGGTATTTTAAGAGGTGCCAATAATATTGAGCAAGTTAAGTTAATGCAATGGAGTGTTTTTAACAATATGCCTTATGCACCTTATGTGGAATTTGGTACTGGAAAAAAAGTCGATGTTCCAGGTGAGTGGGATGATTTTGCAAGCTCTTTTAAAGGGAAAGGGAAAGGAACTTATGATGAGGGGGTACAAGCTATTGCCGATTGGTTAAAGAGAAAAGGGGGCGACCCAGAGGATGCTAAATGGGTGTTTTATTTAATACTTAAAAATGGGGTTAATGCACAACCTTTTTTATATCCTGGGTTTAAAGCTGGGAGAAAACAATTAAAACAGGATGCCATAAATTATGTAAATAGTTTTGAAATATAAAATAAGATATGAACAAAAGTTTACCAGATAAGTGGATAAGAAAAGCAATATTTGATGCTTTTAATGGTACTATCATTGATGGCGAAACTGTAAACGTTTACGATACATTTGCCACAACTATTAATGATAACGAAAAGGCGTATATTTTGATGAGCGCCCAGGGAAATGAAACTGATGCTACAAAATGTGAGGATTTTTGGGAAAGTGATATTTTATTAGAGGTTTGCACCTGGTATAAAGGCGTTGGGAACCCTGGGAGTAGGCTTTTAGCCGATAACATTTTAGAATCTTTAAGAAGTACACTAGAGCCAGGTTTAGATTTAACAGCTGGTGGCCTGGTAATGGAGCGCCAGGTAATGAGTTTTCCAAATGATATTGGAACTTCATTGCCAAATGGCACATTATTTCGTAAATTTCTAAGATTAGAATTACGCATTAAATAAAATTGTAACTTTGAATAAATATTAATTAATTATAAAAATCAAAAAAAATGGCAACATTTATTAAGGGAGATGCAAACATACTTTATATCCATGATGGCACAATTTACAGACCAGTGGCGTGTTTGACTTCAAACAGTTTAGCAACAGCACAAGAGGTGTTGGAAACAGCAACAAAATGTGATGCTGGGGTTATTGTAAAAACAGCTGGTGTATTTAGTTATTCTATTAGCGCAGATGGTTTATACATAGACACAGGAGCAAGTGGAGATGTTACAAAAGCCTCTCATGACTGGCTGTTAATTAAGCAAATGGCAAAGGCCACAGTAACGTGGAAACTTGACACAGGTTTAGCCGATACTGCAAACTATTTTGGTACTGCAATTATCACTAGCTTAAACCTAGATTCACCAACCAACCAAGAGAACGCAACTTTTAGCGCAACTTTAGATGGTTCTGGTACAATAGCTACCACAGACCCAATAGTATAATTAAAAACAGAAAATAATGACAGGAAAAAAAACAACTAAAATTATTTTAGGAGGCAAAGAGCGCACTTTTTATTTTGGGCTAGGGTTCTTAGGTTTGTTTATTGAAAAAACAGGCATAAGCATGGATGCTTTAGAGGATTACATGAAAACCAACCCTTTCAAAGCTATACCAGAATTAATGTATTTTTCATTGGTTTATGGATATTTGCGTGAGGATTTAAAACCAGATTTTAATGTTTATAAAGTTACAGATTGGATAGATATTGATGGAGGTGCAAAAGGTCCTGGGGTTGCTGAGTTTATGGATGCTTTTAGAAAATCTATGAATGTGGATTTACCAGCCTCAAAAGCTGAGCCAGTAAAAAAAAACAGAGCGCAAACAAGGAAAACAGCCAGGAAAAGCCAATAGCTAGTTTTTTAGCAAATATTATATCCTTTGCACTTGTTGAGCTAAAAGTAAATGATTTAGAAAAAGTCTATGATATGACTTTGGGTGAATTTAGATTACGAGAATATGCTTATGTTAGGGAACAACAATGGGATTGGGCGAAATATAGGCTTGTTGGTTTTATGGCCATACGAGCCTTTAACATTAACCATAAAAACATACCTAAGAAATTAGAGGATGTAATGGCTTTACCTTTTGTGGATAACCTAGAGAATGGAGGCGTTACCGATGGCCAATTAGAGGCTATTAAACAAGCCCAGGAGCGATTTATTAACGAAACAAAATTAAAGCAAATTGGATAACAGTTTTGATATTAAGTTTGGAGCCGATACCAGTGGTTTAGAAAAGGGTGTTGAGGATGCTAAAGATGCAGTAAAAGACCTGGATGAAAACATTGAGGATATTGGAAAAAGCGTAAAGAAAACCAGCAATGGATTTAGTGATTTATTCAAAGAGGGTAACAAAGGTTTTGAGGCCCTGGATAGTATTACTGGTGGTTATGCTGAGGAAATATTAGATTTAGGTAGTTCTTTATCTAGTGCTTTTAAAGCTGGTGTAGTTGGGGCCAGAGCCTTAACTGTTGCTTTAGTTGCAACAGGGATTGGTGCTTTTATTGTTTTATTAGGCCTTGTAATTGCTTATTGGGGCGAAATAAAGGGGTTTGTTACTGGAGTAAGCAAAGAGCTGGGAGACCAACTAGAGGTGTTACAGGACCAAGGAGAGGAGCAACAGCATATTGTGGATTTATTAAATACCACCGATAACATTTTAAAGCTCCAAGGGAAAAGCCAACTTCAAATTAACAACTTAAAAATAAAGGAATTAACTACTTTATTTGAGATTAAAAAAGCACAACTAGGAAATTTAAAACAACAACTAGAGGGTGCTAAAACCCAGGAAAAAGTTTATAGAGATTTAGCTGTTAAATTAGTTGCTTTTGCTATTGCACCGATTAAAGGCATAGCACTTGCTATTGATAACCTTACTGGTGGTGCTACAAATTTAGCTGATAAGGTAGATGAGCTGGCAGTTTCTTTTACCAAATTAGTTACACCAGATTTAACCACTGATTTAACAGATGAGTTTAAGGCCTTAGAGCTAGAAACTACAAAACTAGAAAACACTATTGCTGGTTTAAAATTATCTAATATAGATATAGCCAAACGTTCTTTAGAGCCGATAGATATAACAGATTTACAAAATTCTGTTAAAGGAATCCAAGATATTTTTAATGCTGAAATTACAACTCCAGGGTTGGATGGTTTACCTGGTAGAGTAGATGAGGCAATTAAAAAAACCCAAGAATATTTAGATGCTACACCAATAAGAGAAAGAGCGCAAAGAATTGCCGATGCTTTAGATGAGTTTAATGATAGTGCAAATGATATTATACAAAATGGCATCTCTAATACTTTTGCTCAGATGGGGGAAATGATAGGCCAAGCTATGACTGAGGGCGGTAATATTATCAAAGGAGCTGGTTCTGTTTTATTAGCTGGTTTAGGAGGTATTTTAGTTTCTTTAGGAAAAATGGCTATCCAAGTTGGAGTAGGTTTGATTGTTACTAAAAAGGCATTGGAAAGTTTAGGAGGTGCTGGTGCTATTGTGGCTGGTGTGGCTTTAGTTGCTATAGGCTCTATGTTTAGCAAGGGAGCAAAAGGATTAGGAGGCTCTATGGGTTCTGGAGGTGGCGCTGGAGGGGCAAGTTCTAGCTCTGGAGGTGGTGCTGGTTCTGGTGGTTCAAGAGCTTATGGTTCTGGTGGCGGTGGTTTTAGCGGGGGCAATGTGGTATTTGAAATTGCTGGAACCAAATTAGTTGGCGTACTTTCCAAGACTTTAAAAGAAAATAGTGCTTTAAGTGGTAAACTAAATGTAACTGGATAATGGCTTATTTAAGATATGAATTAACACATTATGACGATAAAAATAATGAGAATGTAGTTGAGATTTATGACCAGAGCTATTTGGGCCATTTACCGACTGAAATAGAGGGTTATGCAGTTTTAAAAAGTGGAAAAGTTGAAAGTGTTTCATCATTATTTAAAGGCACTGGCCTGGAGTTAAATATTCAAGCCAATGCTGGTAGAAAATTTGAGGAGTTTTTCACAAGCAATGAGCGAACATTTAAGGTGGTTTACAAAAGAAATGGTGATACATTATTTGTTGGATGGGTAGAACCAGAGGGTTATTACGAAAGTTTTACAGCCGAAACATGGTTTATCCAGGTAAACTGTTTGGATGGGTTAAGTTACCTAGAGAATCTTTCCTATGTACAGCCTAATGGGCTTATTTGGAGTGGCCGACAAACAGGGTTAGAAATTATCGTAAACGCTTTAGAGCGCACTAATTTAGAATTAGATGTTTTTACTAGCATAGATACTTTTTATACAGGGGCCGATGAAAATGAGGATATTTTAGGCAATATTTATTTTAATGCTGACAGGTTTTATAAAGATGATGACGAAACCATTATGAGTTGCGAGGAAGTTTTAAAGGACCTTTTACAGATTTTTGGAGCCTCAATAATTCAATATAATGGTAAGTGGTTAATTTATAAAATTAATCAATTATACGTAAGCCAAAGCCCAGTTTTCTGGATGTATGATTACCAGGGTATAATAAAATTAGGCCAGAAATACACCCCAGGATTAATTCTTAGAGCATTAGGCTCTCAAATAAATAATTTTCCATTATTCCATTGCAATGAAAACCAGCAAATAGGCTTAGAAAAAGGTATTGGCGCTTTAAGGATTTATTATAAATACGGGTTATACCAAGAGCAAATTAAAAATCCATACCTAGTTAATACAGGAGGAACACCAGAGCATTGGGAGTTGTTAAAACCAGCGTCTTATAGCACTACAGGCCCAAATTTTTACCAACCCATTATATCTAGTGGTTCTGGGGATGCGGTTTTAGGAACTTTAGCTGGAATAGATATTACACAAGGCCAGTCTGTTAAAATATTCGTCTGGGCTATAGCTCCTACAAGCTCAACAGCTATGAGAATGTCTTTAGTTGTTTCAGATGGCTCTAATGATTATTCAGTAAATAACGATTTAGACTGGATTGTGGGAGGTTCTGAATATTTTTTTGAGGATTTAAGCGTTACGTATCCTGGCATACCACCAGATGCAAATAAATTCACTTATATTATGCCACCATCACCAATAGATGGTATTTTAAAATTTAGGTTTAATGAGGGGACAAACAGCTATAAGCCTTACCAAATTACCATAGAGTTAAATGCAGAAACAACAAACCCAGTACAAGGACAGGTTTGGACTTTTGAAAATGAGGATATTACAACGTCTAAAATTGCTGAGAATATAGAGGTTTTTAATGGGGATGCTGAAACAGATTTCTATATAGGTAATATTTATAAAGCGGATGCAGACGAGAGAACCTCAACATGGATTCGAAAAGGAGGTTCTGAGGATTTGCCTATTATAGAGCTTTTAGGCCAAGATTTAATGCGTTTACAACAGGAAAATGCGTTATTATTTGAGGGTGATGTAAAAGGGTTTGTAGATTATTTTTCAATAGTTCAAATAGATGGTTTTGATGGTTTGTTTACAATAATGGGCTATAATTACCAAGCAAAAGAGGATATTACTAATTTACAGTTAAAAAGATTTTTTGGGGACCCTATCACTAACCTGGATATAGGAGATTCACCAGTAAATGATTATGGAAATACTGTAAAACCGACGATAAAAGGATAAAATTTGTAACTTTGGATTATGGCTAAAGAATATATTAAAGGTTTAGATGTTGTTTTAGAGATAAAAGGCTCAGCTTTGGATGATTTTGCACCAATAGGATGTTTAACCGATAATGGTTTTTCTGAGAGCGTAGAATCTTTAACAACCACGACTAGGGATAACACTAATGGGTGGGCCACCTCTATACCTACAACGCAAAGCTATACTATTAGTTTTACTGGAATTTTAGTTTCAGATAATTCAATAGTAACAGAACCAACACTTTATGTTAGCCACAATAAAATGCTAGACCTCAAAAGAGGCCGAATTAGAATAGAGTGGCGAATTAGAATGAACCAAATACAGCAAACTGGTTATGGTTATATTACTCAAATTAGTAGCGCAACGCCTTTAGATAGTTATGTTACTTTTGATGGCTCTATTGTTGGATATGGGAACATAACTAAAATACAGCAACCAGAACCATCTGGAGGGTACATTTTTCAAGATGATGAGAATTTTATTTTTCAAGATGGTGAGAATTACATATTTAACGATTTATAAATAAAACAATGGCAGACCAGAAATTAACACAAAGAAACGCAATAACAGAAACAGCTGATGATTCACTAATACACGTTGTTGCTGGAGGTTCCTCTTACAAAACAACAAAGGCAAATTTTTTGTCAAATGTTCCAGGATATTCACCAAACAATGTTTCAGCTGTTTGGACTGGAACTGGTAATATTTTTGATGTTACCGCTGATTCTTACCAGGTAGATGGAAACACGTATAGCTCAGCACCTGGCCAAGTTACTTTAGATGTTTCAGACCCAATATTAGATAGGATAGATTTAATTATTGCTATTGCACCAGTTTCACCAGATACCATTGGTACAGTTGGGAAAATAACAGGAACACCAGCAACATTAGATTTAGTAGTTCCACCAGATTATGACCCAGCCTTAGTATTTCCGATTAAACAGGTAACTATAAAGGCTAATTCTGGTGTGCCATTTCAAACAACAAAAGAAATAGTATTTAATGAGGGAACTGAGTGGACTTATACACCACTTGCATCTGTATTTACTTTAGTAACAAATGACCCATATACTGGCACTAAATCAATTTATGCTAATGGAGCTACAATTCCAGATAAGTTAAAATTTACAAGCGCAACAGCTTTTAACACTCAAAATGTTGATTTATTGGAATTTTACATAAAATCTGATAATGTTAGTTTTGACTATATTAATTTAGTTTGTCAATTTCAGTTAGCTGGTTCATTAGTTGGTAGAGTTGGAACATGGATAACAGACCCACAGCCAAACGACTGGAATAGGGTGCAAATAAATAAACAACAACTTGCTTTATTACCGGGAAATTATGATGAGCTAGTTTTTTATTGCAGTTCACCTAGCGGTGGCGCTAACTTTTGGATTGATAATATTGCAATATTTGAGGGTTCTGGAGCCGATAATGCAAATTTAAACATATCACA